CTAATGTGAAGTTTATTATTGACTTTGATGATAATGTATGGGATGAATTGCCCAAGTATAACTTCACAAAGATTAATCATCTTGATAATAAAGAATCAATGAGAAAGTATTTAAATGAACTTGCCGATGTAATTGTAGTTACAACTGAATCATTGAAAGAGAGTTTATGTGAATTTGTACCAGCAACAAAGATAAATGTAATCCCAAATATGTTACCAAGATTTAAATGGACTTTCCCACGAATTGAAGCACCAACTGAAACAAAGATTCTTTATGCAGGTAGTCCAACACATTTCAGTAATGAGAATCACATGTATGGTGATTTCACTAGTGAATGGGATAAATTCTTGAAAGATAAAGATATGACTATTATGGGAATTAAACCTTGGTTTATTAACACAGATAAAGTTTATCCTTGGACTGATATGACTTCATATGCAGTTAACTTCTATCAAATTGCTTCTCAATGTAAGTATGTAATTGCTCCACTTGCTGATAATTTCTTTAACAAATGTAAGAGTGATTTGAAATACTTGGAATGTTGTGCAGTTGGTAGAGTATGTTTATGTAGTGACTTTGAAGATAGTCCATATCACTATGCTCACGATTTACAGAAGATTCCAGTTAAAGCAACTGCTAAACAAATTGAATATGCGTTTAAACAATGTGAAGAACACTATGACGAAATTGTTAAATACCAATATGATTACTTGAATAAACGATGGCTAGAAGGAAATATAGATAAATACCGAGCCATATTTGATAAACCTAAAGTTCAAATATAACATTATTATTATGGGAACCATTGACGAAGTGGTTCCCATTTATTATATTATAAATATAGAAACGCACTAGTAGGCTTAATTGGTTAAACCACCGTGCTTCCGACCCGGTATTGCGGAATCGTGCTCCGTCTAGTGCTTAATTTAACAATGGAGTAAATATGCCACAAGTAATGTATAGAGAAGGAGAACAACACTTAATTGAGAATTATGAACTTGCCAAAGCAGATAATTTCAAAGGATGGGTATTACATCATAGACTTGAATTTGATATAGAAGGAAATGAAGTTCATACACCAAAGTCATTAAAGAGATTAAAGATGTACTGGAGAAGACCATACTTTGAGTTAATCTATATGACTAGACATGACCATCAAGTACTTCATAATAAAGCAAAGAAAGGTAAATATACTGAAGAACGAAGGAAACATTTAAGTGAAGCAACTAAACGAGTTATGAGCAATCCCGAAATGAAAGCAACTTATGATAAGAATAGGCATAGATTTCCAATAGGAAATTACTATGGAAAGATTAGATAATAAAGAAAGGGTCCCATTTGGGACCCTTAATTATTTGTTTGAAAGTTGTTACAATTAAGCAACAATTACAGTATTTGGCAACTGATCCTTAACACAGATGTAAGCAACTCCGGCGTGGCTCAACTACACCAGCGATAGCGGCTACAGCCCAGCGGGTCTTGTTTGTACCAGCTTCAACATTGACTGCTCTTGCACAATGGACGGTGATTCCTTCAATACCACTAGAAGTCAAGTCGGCATTAGACCAATCCTGTTTCTTCAAGGTATCAAATTCCATAGTACCATCAAGACGAATAATACCAGTGTAATAAAGACCTTCTTTAATTGGGTTTACAATCTTCTTGTTAGCAAGACCAGAAACAGCTACAGTAGAACCATCTTTCAAGATAGCTTCTTTAGTGCCCTGACCAGCGAAATCAACTGGACGAACCTTGATTGTACCAGCAGAACCATCTTCAATAGCGATGAAAGCCTTGAAACTAGAGGTCTTATTACCAACCAAGTTTGTAGCCATAACATCTTCAATAAAGAGTGGAGTACCAGCTGGGATTGTTTCGGAAACATTGTTCAATTCAATAGTATCTGCAGTTACACCCTGTGTATAGGTCTTAACTGTAGCAGAAGCAAGTTCGGAAGCCAATTCAGCAGAGATTTCAAGAGATGGCAAGAATTGCTGTTCACGATAGTCAGTTCCACCAACATTACCAATCATACCTTTCTTGTAGAGTGGTTCGGCATCAACTGGTGTGAAACCTTTACCACCGGCAGGAAGAATAGATTCAATCATTGGGTCAATGAAGCCATAACGGTCTTCAGTAGAGATAGAACGCAAGAAACCATTAGCCTTGGTCAATGGCATCCAACCAGCACCAACGAATGCGGTATTAGCACGACCTAAGTCTTCGGAAATTACGTCCTGAACAAGACCTTCAATAAGAGCCTTACCATTTGGCTGAGCAATTTCTTTGTCCCAGTTTACATCAGTAACAGCTTCTACGAAGTCAGTATCAATCATGACGTTACCAACTTCAATCTTCTTCTTAACAGAACGTTCTGTTAACTGTGAAGACTGACCAGTAATGTCTTTACCACGAACATACTTACCAGCGTCTTTAACTACGAAAGTATATTCTTCACCATTTCTCTTACCGACCAACTGGTCACCAAAGTAAGATTTAGAACCAACTGTTAAATAACCAGCGGCTTCAGCAGCACGGACGTTAATAAGGTCGGTCAATTCGTTTGTAACAAATGCGTTATTTGTAGGCATAATTTATATTCTCCATTAATGTTTATGATTATGTTCAGCTAACCAACGGTTCCAATAATTTCTATCTTTAACTGTTGGTGTAACTGTTGTTGTATTATTTGTGATTTGCTTTCCAATGACTGGAAGAGCAGGTTTGGTTGTTTCAGGTTGAACTTGTGTAGCCTGTGGAACTTGATTATATCGTTTCTCCAAGATTTCATCTGCAACTACAGCAATGTTTCTCTTTAGAGAATCTGGGTCAGAACTACGAAATACTCTAGCAAGTAAACCAGGATTCTTCTGTAAATCCATTAACTCCTTTAAGACTATTGGATAGTCATTTAGGGTTTCAAGATAACTGAAGACTACACCATTTGGGTCACGTTCTTTAACTGCTTCAGCAAAGAATTTCCCTTTCTCCGCAATCATTGTATTATATTCTTGCAATTCTTGGGGGTCTTGGAAGCATCGTTCTGTGATTAATCTATCCCTTTCCATATCGTAGTCATACTGTTCTCTATCATTCTGCTGACGTAATGCATTAATTTCATCCTGCATATCACGTTTCTTGAATTCCCAGTTAACATACGATTTAGGATCTGGTGTTCCATCTTGATTCTTAAAGTATTCATAATCCAAACCTTTCTTACGTTCTAGTTCGGCTTCAAGTTCTTTAATACGAGCCTCATATTTCTGTTTCTGTTGTCTACGTTTATCTTTCTCACGAATGAAAGCATAATCACGCTTACTCATTGTTGGGAATTTAGATTTAGTAGCAGTTTCTTTATTTGGCTCTGCTTTCTCAACTTCTGTACTATTAGCTTTAGACTCATCACTTTCTGCAGCTTTCGTTTCAGTTGTTGGCTCCGCTTTGTCATTGGTATCAGCTTTATCTTCAGGAGAATCGGCGGTTGGTTCTGGTGATTTAGAAACTTCTGTTGATGGGACTTCTGTTTCATTAGCTGTTTGTTTGCTCTTATTGATAATTTCTTGAGCTTGTTCTGTTGTCATACTCATACAGGGTGACTTCCTATCTTTACCGGTATTTGTTAAATTGTACTGGCTACCGTTGCCATAATACATTCAATAATTAGAGCAGTACTAGTTAATGTAAGTCATATTTGGTATTATTATTCCATCTATAATCACTTAAATTATCTGCAGTTGCAGGTATGAAATCATCTACTGATAATGGTTCATAATTAATATTAAACAATTCAGCATCTTGTTCTAATAACTTTCTTTCTAGTGGAGTTTGATTTCTAAACTGTTGGTCAACTTTATTCCAATACTTATTTGGTTGTTTAGCTGGTGTTGGACTATCAAACACTAAATTATTATTACGAGTACTCCAACCTGCATATTCACTACCCATATTCTTCTTAGGGTCCCATAATATAACATTAAATCCATTTGTATAAATTTCTTTATTCTTTGGTAATTTATGAGAAGATAAGAATTGATCTGCTACATCAATAGCACGTTCATGTTTCTGTAGATTACTACTTCTTTCAGTTAATCCACCAGGTGGTGGATTTGGTACTGGCTCCAAATCATCATATACTCGTTCTGATACATTTAAATCATCAAGTACTTGTTTATTATCTTTGTATTTAAATGTACCAGTATTATTACCTTCAAATGTTTCATAGTAA